CTTCACAGGAACTTTGGTTTCCATGACCATTTCCGACTCGTTCATATTGTCGGAAGTGTGGGCTAGAAAGATCACACGCTTTTTGGAGCGTGCAACGTATTGCTGCATCAACACTTTGAAATACTGGGAGAACTGGCCCCAGGCTTGCATTGTGTTGGTGGATGGCAAAACGTGAATGGACTCGTACATATCGAGCAGATATGTCAGAGTGTCAATCACGATGGTGTGGATTTCTGGCTGCTGTTCAGCCCAATCGAATGCCTCGTAAATCTGCAAAGGATCGGTGACCGTCTTTTGCACAAACTTGGCAGGGAAGGGCAGGCGTTTGCCTGATTCGCAGTTCAGGTAGAGCACCCCTTCAGGGTTTTTCAAACCCATCAGGGATGCGGATTTGCCGGTGGCTGATTTGCCAACCAACAAAATGAGATGGTCGTTGACTTCTTGGGTCATTGGAGTCCTCAAATGAAAAGAGGGTGCCTCGCAAGAGACACCCTCAATGGTTTTTCGTAGAAGGAGCCGGAGGCTCCATCACAACAGATTCAAAGCATCAGCTATCAAACCAGAACACAACACGAATGTTGTTGTGGTTGTCTACCGTGCGGGGAATGGCTTCAATCAGCTCTCGCACGTAGGGCAGCAGCACCTTGGCGTCAGGTCCAGCAACCAGAAGTTCCAGGTACTTTTCGACCAGACATTTCAACGTGATATGGCTGTGGCCATAGCCTTCAAAACCAAACGTGTCACAGACAGAGCGAATCTCTTCGCTCACATCTGTAGGGATGCCAGAGGGCTGGAATGCCCATGGCCACGAGGTGCGAACACCGTCATGCAGCAAACCAAATACCTGATAGTTCTCAGGACAATCGACTTTCCGCATGGAGGCATTTACCCAACCAAAGCGATTGGGTTTCTCTTCGTTGAAGGTGTCTTTTTCTGTAGCTACCCACTCATCGTTCACACGATGTTCGGTGTACATATGGACACACGTAGTCACTGGAAGCTCCTGATGTGAGGGCTGGTCAGGCCCGTTTGATGGTTACCGTGTCGCCAGGGCTTTTCCGACAGTGATCATGACGGTTCCCATGATCTCTGCTTCATCCAACTTATCGGCGATCTTGTTATTGAGTTGCATCACTCTGGTCCGAATATCTTCGAAACTGAAGTTCGCGTCAAGCAAGATCATCGCGTACCGCAAAAGCATGTTGTTGCGATTGCCGTCACCAATGTTGTTGATCACCCAGCGTTCTAGGTTATCCATTGCCTGCTGCGTCTGCAGGCGTTCCTTACGTTCCTCGTTCTTACTGGTTTTGGGAATGAAGGGCAAGGCGTCCAGCAGCTCTCCATCGTTGTACTCGTAGTGCCCATCGTGTGACAACCACTTGCGAGCACGTTGATTGGTTTGAGCGTCCAACTCAAATGGCAACCACTCATAGAGATTCGACATGAACTCCTTGTAGTCCTTGGCATCCAATTCCAACGTGTAGTTGATTGGAATGATCACACGGAAGCGATGCTCTTCTTCTGTGTGACGCTTGGTGGTATAGATCAGGTACTTGTAATTACCCAGAAGGGTTCTCACAGTATTGAGCTTGGTTCCACCATCAATGTCCAAGACTACGAGGTTGAATCCAGCTTTGCAGCTTTCTTCTTGTCGATGACCGTCAACAGTGTGGTGATTGATCCAGTGACGACCTGCACTGTGCGTGAGCAGGTGCAATTTGTCGAAAGGAGCCACTTCGTTTTGGTAACCGTAGGCCAGATCAGTGCTGTGAGCCACAACCATCTTGCTCAAGTCAGTCTCTTGCAAGGTTTCACCACGCAAGAACTCGATGCCATCGCTGAATGACTTCTTGATGATGATGTTGTTCTTGTAGCCATAGGCAATGGCCAAGCTCAACATCTCTTGTTTCTGCCCAGATGCACCACGGTAGAAGGGGAGGTCTTCCACCATGTCAGCTTGAGTCACGTCTTGCTTGCAAGTGGCGATGTACTTGGCCAGCTTGACGTAGTTGCGATCACGGGTGAGCAGTTGATGGAAGGCTTCACCAGACTCTTCAGCCAGCTTAATGGCTTGGTAGAGGTGATCTTCTGTCAGCTCGGCAGACTTCTCGATGAAGGCGTAAGCACCTGCCAGCTTCAAAGCCTTGAAGTAGCGGTGACTCAACTCAGCCTTTTTGATCTCGGCAAGAGGTACTCAATGAGCAGCAGCGTGGTTTCCTTGCTGATCGAGATGCGTCGGTTGACGTTAGCCAGGTCAGCCAGCTCTTCGAACTCTTCAGCGATCTGGTTGACGTAGGCCAGATCCTGTTTGTTGACCATCATGTCGTACACGTCCTTGGGTGTGAGGTTCTTCGGACGGTTGCTGGCTTTGTTGTAGCCAAAGAAGCATCGACGTGCGTAGCCGGTTTCCAGCATGGCGTACATCTCTTCTTCGGTCTTTCCACCATTGAGCAGCTTCGATGGGGCACCGAAGAGCAGCATGTTGGTAGGCGTCTTGCCAATGATCTCTTCCGAACGGGTGTTCTCGGAAGTGTTCTTGGTGAGCTTCTGCTTGATCATGCCCTGGTCGTACAGCTCAAGGAAGGTGTTGAGCACTTCCAAGTTGCCGACCAAGTTGGCACCGATTTCGTCAATCTGCAGGTTCACTGAGCCAGCTTCTGCCATTAGCAGCATGTGACGCATCTGCTTCACAGCAGCAGGTGTGCCACTGTCAAAGCTGAAGGCGAACTGACCCAAGCCATCGAACTCCTTCTGCACACGCACCAGCTCGTCATCTGGATCAGTGCCCTTGCGAACAGCTCGCTTGTTGGAGAGCTTAGGCAAGTTGGCTGCAGCCAGTGCAGGGAACGTCTCGTTGACGAAGCGTTCACGGAACAGGTTCAGCACATGGTTTTCCATGAAGCCAGTGGACACACCTTTGCCTGTGCCCGATGGACTCAGGTTGAGGGCATACATGCTGATGGGAATGTCACCTCGGTCATGGGTGTTGATCGTGGCTCGCATTTGCGAAGCCACTTGGGCAAAGTAGTAGCCCGTCAGCACTCGCAGAAAGAGAGGGTTCATCCGTGATTTGTTTTGGAGGATGGCAACCAGCTTTTCTGCTTTTGGGTTGTGGGTAATTTGATCAAGGGGTTTCATTCAAGACCTCAAGAATTGGTGATGAGCAAATCGCCAGAGGCGATGAGTCGGTCCTTTTGTGTACAGGCTGAAAATGCAGGGCAGTATTTGCAAGCAGTGACTTCGCCTTGCTTTTCAACCACGACGCCAATACCGCCGTCTTCAGACAGACGGATGTAGGCGTCTTGTTTGTTGTCAAAGTTCTTGGTGCTTCGGCTACCTGGCTTGTAGGCATTGGCAGCGTTCTTGTAGTATTTGAATACTGGCTCAGAACGCCACAGGTCTTCCGAAGAACATTCAGGAATCTGATCTTCAGGAGCATCCCAATACTGCTCAATTTGGTTGAGCTTGCGACGCACATAGGCATCAGTTTCAGCGACGCTCTTCAGGTCGATGAGTTGTTCCAGCGTGCGGGTGGGCGGGTATGCTGGATCTTGACGTGCTTTGGCACCAGACCAATCTGTGAAGATGAATTGGATGGCCATGCGATCACGGGTGATCAGCTTGGGATTGAGCCAGCGATAGATACTGCCTTGCCAGGAATACTTGTCGCTGCTGGTTTGGTGGATGTAGGTGTAGACCGAAGTGCTTTTGAAGTCTTCGACGCGACCATCACCAATGAAGTCGTACTTACCACCGATGGTGAACTTGCCAACTTTCTTGAAGGCACGTTGTTCCATATAAATGGGGATGATTCCATCAACCAACTCTTCTTCAGTTGGGTTGATGCGAACCTTGTCGATGACACCTTTGGGATAACCCAACAAACGCATGGCGTTTTGGTAGTTGGATTTCCAGGCACGCTCGATGCCATCGTGCAATGCAGTGCCCATGCGAGAGGCCATCATGTCCATGAGGCTGACGGCTTGCTCTGTTTGGGGCACACGAGCTGACAAAACGATTTGTCGAAGGGGTTTGATCAGTGACGTAGCTGAGATGTAATCCGGCTCGTCAATGTGATCGTAGTGGTCTGTGGCCAGAAACACGGCCATGGACAGGGGTACTGCGGAAACGTTTGTGTACTGAGGTTGTGACATAGGGCTCGCCTGTTAAGTTCACACAGCGCAGGCAAGCGCCTGGTATCTGAGAATCAAAAATGGAAAGCTCGCTCAAAACGTTCCATATTATTCATGAACATGAAAAACCAAGCGGTCCAGCCTCGTTCAGTCAACTGAAGCCAGAAGGTCAGTGCATCTGTGTCGGGGTCGTCGTACATGGATTACTCCAGGTTCATTTCGAGCCAGCGATTCAAGGTATCTCTGGCTTCACGAATGTCATCAAACTTGGTTTTGCCACCAGTACGGACACCAGAGAGCAAGAGCTTTTTGGATGCGTGATGAATGGCCCCTGAAAAGTCTTGCACTTGAAAGATTTCGTGTACTTGGTACACGTCCACTTCATCGAGGTGCTCAACACTTTTGAAATACTTGGGGTACTTCTGGGCGTTGGTTTGAATGACTTGTGCGTTTGTACCTGCTACCAGCGTTTGCATGTTGTGATGATGGACGCAGTGGGATAGGCCAGCAGCAGCTTGGTTCAAGCAAGGTGCTTCTTTGCAGCGATTGGGTGGAGGCATAGACATACCTATTGAAAAAGCCCCCAGGTGGGGGCTTTGGGTTTGTTGATAAAAACGCTCAGGCTTGGCAGGCCCAGGCTTTTCCTAACTTAATCCTGGACACATGTGCTTGGCAAATGCCGTACTTATGTGCAATCAGTTCTTGGCTTTCTTTTCCGGTTGCCAATAGCTGCTTGATTTCTAACACTTGCTTTTCACTAAGCAATGAGCTGCCATGCTGCTCCCCAGTCAAAGATGCAGAGCGTCCTTGAACATGCCTGTGCTTGTTGTTTCCAGCAATAGTTGTCCATTCTAGGTTTGTTGCCAAGTTGTTGCTTGGGTCATTGTCCAAATGGTTAACTACGTCGCAGCCTAGTGGTTTGTTGCAAAAAACTTCTGCAACCAGCCGGTGCACTTTTGCTTGTTTCCGTGCTTTGTTTTTACACAGTACAACACTCAAATACTGTTTACCGGCCACGACTGGACCGCCTTTACGGAGATTAAGAATACTTTCGGCTTGTGACCTTACGCGTACTGGACGGTCCTGGCCAGAGACTTGACCCTGCCCAAGTTACTTACTTGATACCAATCTTCGTAATTTGGGATGTCTTTCCAAATCTCTGGCATAGTTACCTCACATTGAGCAGGCGATGCACTCGTCCTTTACGACGACACCTGACCTGCTATAGATGTAATACTGACTGAGGCAGTCAGGATGTGTAAACACCAACGTCATGAGTTTGGCAATGAGGTCTTCACTACCTTCTTCGGAGACGTAGAAATTCAGGCTTTGACCTTGGCAAGTCCAACGCTGACGCTGGACGTGATGACGAAGCAAGATGGTTTGATCCATCTCAAAGGCGTTCAGGAACACCAGCTTTTCTTCATCTGTGAGCCAGTCAACGTGCTGGACAGAACCCAGATGGTTGATCAGGTCAGTGATGGTGTCTTCGTTGTAGACACCCTTGGTCTTCATGGTTTCGTAGATCACCGGAGTGATTCGACGCAGCTCACCAACGGTAGAACCAGCGTCGTAGACCATGCCTGGATCTGGGAACCAAGATTCACTCACACCGCCCATGAGCAGTGAAGTTGTCTTGGTAGGTGCGTAGGCAGTGCGGTGGGTGTTACGCACACCGTAGTCCTTGCACCATTCAGGTTCACCATAAGCCAAGGCCAGCCATTGCGAGGCACGTAGGCTTTCTTTGGCCAGGTGCTCGGCAATTTCCATGGACAAGAACTGAGCTTCAAGGCCGACATACGGGATGCCTTTGCTTTGAAGGTAGGTATGGAAACCCATGATGCCCAGGCCCACTGCACGGCCCTTGATCGTGAACTCACGGACCTTTTCCAAGCCAGGAATACCAGCAGAGGCTTCGATGAACTCAGAGCACAGGCAATCCAGGAACACGGCTGCAATGAATGCCGAATCACTGTTTTTGATCTTGTCCCAGTGAACCAAGTTCAACGAGGACAGGATGCAGGAGTAGGTGTAGGCCTCGCTGCTGTGCAACATGATCTCTGTGCAGAGGTTGCTGGCTTTGATGTCAAGACCGAGATCTTTGTACATCTGTGGACGGTGGCGATTTGCCTTGTCCACAAAGAACCAGTAGCCCTTGCCAGTGACCAGCTTGATGTAGAGAGCTTTTTGGAACTTGCGTTCTGCTTCAGGGTCACCATTGACCAAGGCTTCAACAAAGCTGTCACGAACGATCCAGCCGTAGTTTTTGCCATTGGAAGAGGCCAACAGTCCATCAGCAGCTTCGTCCCAGTCAGGATGCTCAATGTCGAGGTAGGCACCAATGGAGCCACGACGATTGCCACCTTGGCTGATCTTGGCTGCACAGGTGAAGAAGTCTTCGATGACTTCCACAGGACCATTGGCTTTGCCATTGCCATTGAATGCACTGCCTCGGGGGCGAATCGCACTGAAGTCAGCAGAGGTGCCAAAGGCTTGCTTGGACAGAAGGGCAGTTTCACGCAACGACGAGTAGAAGTCATCTACGTTGTCGCCGATCACCTGACCAGAGCATGAAACCATCATGCCCCGTTTGGTGCCTGTATTGGCCAGGGCAGGGGATGCAGGGGACAGGATGCCATCCCACATCTCATTGAAGAACTTGGCTTCCCATTCAGCCTCACGACCTTTCATGTGACGTGCCAAAGTCTTGGCGATCACACGATGACGGCCCAGCAAGGCATCTTCGCCAGGCACTGCGTACTTGGCTTTGAAAGCCTGCCAGGCCTGTGTGGTGTACCAGTGTGGAAGGTGGCCTTGTGCTTGGAGGTTTTTACGCTCGGCACTGAGGGCTTCAAACATTTTGATCGTGGCTTCTTCGCCACCAGTGATTTCAAATGCCATACACACTCTCCTTACGGAAAACCAGTTTGTGCTTGGCCCAGTTGCGTGTGTATTGCAGTTGGGTGGTTGCAAAGAAATCTGGCACCTTGACGGTACTCAGTTGTTGGTAAAACCAGTTGCTGATTTCGCCCTTGGTTTTTGCAAACATGGAGGGGCGGCCCAGACGTTCCAAAACCACGTTGATGCGGTCTTGAAGAAAGTCGATCAACTCTGATTTGCTCACGACACGGTTACCAGGAACGGCAAACAGTTTGTCGATGATGGCAAGCTCATGTTGATAGACCTTCATCGCCATCATTTCAATGGCAATGACAAGATCAGCTTCGTCATCATTGGTATGGGAACCTGCATCACGGCGTTCTTGTTTGCAGACATTGTGCAAACCAGCCGATGCAAGCGAGTGGTAGTTTTCGTCTTTGGCTGAACCATCAATGCCCGACACAAAGTGCGGGATCAGGTTGAAGCCACGGCTGTTAAAGCCTTTGAAGAAACCAAACACTGAGAACAGAACTGCACCTTCCAGGAAGGCCAGAGCTGCTGTGACTTTCAGTGCGTCGAGGGAGTTGGCGCATTCATGAATGAATGCAATGCGTTCTGCCAAGACAGGATCTTGTCGCCACTGCGAGTAGAACTCATCGGTTGCCACACCCAGGACTTCATTGCCAATGGCATAGAAGGGAGCATGGCTGTTGAGTTCCACATTGGAGATGCACGCACACAAG